ACCGAATCCAGCGGACAGTGTTGCCAGCGCGATTGGGCAAACGGCGGGGGTGCAATCGGTATATGTGGTGAATATGCCGACTGATTTTGGCGGTGTGGGTGGTGATTTCAGCGGTAAACGAAAGCGCGGCAAAAAAGTGCGGTCGAAATCCAGCAGGAAATATCGACCAAATGATCTAAACCATAAACCGGCAAAAGCAGTCAAGCCAACGGGCGCACCTAAAGCATCACCGACTGTCGCAACAAGCGGTGGAGCGAATGTGGCAAATGGTGTGAAACAAGCCACCCAAAGCCTAAAAACCACCGCCACTAATGTGAGCAAAAGCACGGCGAATTTGGCAAAATCCGCCACGTCTGCGGTGAGCAAAACTGTGTCGAAAGCGGTGCCGCTATTGAATACTGGCTTGGCAATGGCTCAAGGTGCAGCGGTATTATTGGATGAAGATTCCACCGCCCGTGAGAAAAGCGAGTCTATCGGTTCGATTGCGGGTTCGACTGCAGGGGCTATTATCGGTCAAGCCTTAATTCCGATTCCCGTTGTGGGGGCGGCGATTGGCGGCTTTTTAGGCGAATATGTGGGAAGCTGGCTGGGCGATAAAGTCGGTGAGCAATTCGAAGAAAAGCCTAAAACCGCAGAAGTCCCCGCACAGCAAATTTCTACTGCGGTGGCCAATGTGGGGCAATCAGTGGGCAATTTTGTGGGGAGTGAAATCGGCGAAAAATTGGCAGGCATCAATCCTATTGATACGAAATTAAATGGGCAAATTGAAGTGAACGTAAAACCGACAGAGGGGCTGATTGCGTCCGTCTCGCAAGCCAATATTAAAACCAATCAATCACAAGATAAATTAGGTTTGAAAGTCTCAATGGGCTATAGCGGACAAGCCTTATATGGAGGCGCATAACAATGAGTAAAATGCGACAAAAAAGCGGTAAAGGATCTTTTCGTGGTGTGCCGTTTTTAATTGAAGACGAACAAGGGATGGACGGTGGTCGCCGTTTGGTGCGTTATGAATATCCATTGCGTGATGATGGGATGACGGAAGATTTAGGTTTACGCCTACGCAATTACCACATCAGTTGCTTGGTGATTGGCGATGACCATGTAAAACAGGCGGAAAAGCTGATTGAAGCCTTAGAAAAACCAGGTACAGGTACACTGAAACATCCGTATTTCGGCACTAAGGAAGTACGTGTAGATGATTATAAGGCGGTGTATTCCACGGGACATTTACGCGTTACGCGTTTTGATATTAGCTTTATACCAGCTGTCAATGAAATTGCGCCGCTCGCCAAGAAAGATTCCTTGTTTGACGTATTGAATCAGTATGCGGATGCACTGAATGCACTGGCTGAAGAGTTTGCGGAGATGATTGAAGGTGTGTTGGATTTTATTGATGAACTCACTGCGCCGATTTTTAATTTAGTCGATTCATTTATTGGGCTAATCGAAACCGTGTTTGATGGGATTGGCGCGCTGTTAGCCGTGGGAAACGAATTTAAAAATCGCGTAATGGGTTTTAAAAATCGCTTGAGTACACTGATTCGCACGCCGCAATTATTCGCGAAAGAACTACAGTCCTTGGTGCAATTTGGGGTGCAAGGTGTAGCAGTAAGCGCATCTGGTCGTGTTGTGAGTCGCTATTACGGGGGATTACAGGTGGCAACGGCAATACCTGCCGAACATTCGCTAAAAAATGCGGTGGATACTCAACGTGTTTTTGTGCAAATGTCCGCACTCAGTGACGCGATGAACCAAGCTAAAACAAAACTGCAACAACGTCAGCCTGAAATGCCCAAATCCGTATTAGAGAACTTACGTGACGGAAAAACGAATCAACAGTCTATTCACAAGACCTTATCGCGCAATGTGATGGCGCAATATGGTATGACAAATATACTGAACGCACTGCAAGCCAAAGCGCAGTTTGTATTCTTGCGTTTAATGCAAACCACGCTTGTGGTGGAATATGGCAAAGTTATTGCGCAAGCCATCACGATACGTACAAAGGGCGAACCATCAACGATTGAAAGCCGTGCCGATGTGCAGCGTTATTTGCGTGATATTGATGAGCAACTTGAACAGGCGATTTTTGATTGTGCCGATCATGAGCAATGGCAAAGCTATGAAGCGTTAGAGCAATTTCGCTTGGCGTTGTTGTTGGATTTACGCGCGCGTGGTGAGTTATTGGCAGAAAGTAAAATGGTGGATTTAACCGATACACAACCTGCCTTGGTGGTAACCTTTAATGAAACAGGCAAAGCTAAAGGTTGGGAACGCGTAGTGCGACGCAATCAGATTCGCCATCCTTTGTTTTGTTTAGGTGGTTCGCAAGTGGAGGTGTTGGCATGAGTGAGGTTATCGAACAACCTGAGATTAAGCTATATCTAAACGGGTTGATTTTTACAGGCTGGAAATCGCTTTCCGTTACCCGATCATTGGAATCGATGAGCGGACGATTTGAACTGGGGATTGCAGTACGTGCGGAAGATGACGTTTCTGTGTTGAAAGTCGGTGCGGCATTGATGTTGGAGATAAACGGCGAGCGGACGATTACTGGCTACTTAGATGAACTCAATCAAAGTATCAGTGGTGAGGATAAATCAGTGCGTATTAGCGGGCGAGATAAAACCGCCGATTTGGTGGATTGTTCGGTGATCCACAATAGCTACCACTTTAAAAATCAAAATCTTCAAGAAATAGCCCGCAGTTTATGCGCGCCGTTTGAAATTGATGTGATGTGGGAGGTGCGGGACCAAGATGCAGCAGAAAAAATCCCAGTATGGCAAGTTGAGCCTGGCGAAACGGTGTTTGATACATTAACCAAAGCCGCGCGGCATAAGGGGGTGTTAGTGACATCTGACGTGAATGGCAATTTAGTGTTTACTGAACCTAGCACAGAGCCAGTGGGCGAATTGATTTTAGGGCAAAATCTTTTGGAGTTGGAATTGACGGACAGTTGGGCAAATCGTTTTAGTCAGTATCGGGTGATTGGCGATGCCGAGCAAGGTGGCGAAAAAGGCAGTGGAAAAGGTAAACAAGGAAAATCCAGTAGTCCAGAAGATCCTGATATTTACCCCGCACCTAAAGGAGATAAACAATGAGTGCCAGCGGTTTAAAAGTAGAAGTAATAGATCCCGATATTACGCGCTATCGTCCGATGGTGATTATCGCTGACGATAATATGACAGGGACGAGCGGTTATCAACGGGCAATGTGGGAACTCAAACGTAACAAGGCAGAAGCGCAAAAATCTACAGCGACTGTGCAAGGCTGGCAGAAACCTGATGGTTCATTATGGTTGCCCAATGAAATAGTGTGGCTTACTGCACCCGAGTTGGGATTTGAACGACAGGCTCGTTTGATAGTGGAAGTCGTTTTTACTCTTGATGAGAATGGCACACGTAGTCAGCTTACCTTAATGCATCGAGATGCCTTTGATGAGCCTGATGAGTCTTTGGATAAGGTACAAAAAGGTAAAAAGTCAAAAAAATCAAAGAAAGATAATGTGACAGAATTTACTGACTTTAAGAAGGAATAATTGATGGACGGTTTAAACAAGGTTTTAGCCCCAATTAAACGCGGTTTAAAGTCGTTGGTTTCTCGTGCGGTAGTGTCTATTGTCACCGATTCATTCAGTCGCCAAAATTTACAGGTACGAGTGCAAGCCGATGAAGTGGTGGACGATGTAGAACGTTTTCAAAATTATGGGCATTCTTCTGTGCCAATGGGCGGCGAAGCTATTGTGCTTTCTGTGGGTGGTAAACGTTCACATTTGGTGGCGATTGTTGTCGAAGATAAAGGCGTACGCCCGACTGCTTTAAAACCTGGTGATTCGGTACTTTACCACGCCGAGGGGCATACGCTATTATTAACCGAAAATGGCGAAGCCATTCTGACCTGTAAAAAATTTACGGTGAACGCGGATGAGATTAACTTTGACGCTCCACAAACGCAATTTGCTGGCGATGTGACTATTATTGGAACATCAACAGCAGCAGATCACCTTTCAAATGGTAAGAGTGGCGCGAACCACGACCACGAAAAAGGGGTGGGTAAACCGGTGTAAAAGCGATGTCAGATTTAAGTATTATGTGGAAAGACGGCGAAGGTGATGTTGTTTCGCTTGATTCTGCATTATTGACGGATGACAGCTTAACCAATGCCATTGTGATTAGCTTATTCACCGATGCGCGCGTAGATAATCAACGCGGCTGGTGGGGCAATGACTTTAATCAGAATGAAGAAAAACAAGTGGAAATGGGATCTCGCCTATGGACACTTGCCCGTTCTAAACAACTTGCCGATGTGCTTGATGATGCGCAAGCCTATGCCGAACAAGCCTTACAGTGGCTTATTGATGATGGTCACGCCCTTGCCATTGACGTGATGGCGACCAATCCTGAACAGTCCGTGCTGTTGTTAAGCGTTGTTGTGACGTTGCCTAATGGGCAAACCGAGCAACGCACGTTTTCAGCAGTATGGAGCCTGTAATGCCTTATCAATCCCCAACGCTTTCTCAACTTGTCAATCAGGGCGAACAGCAATTTCTAAGCCGTTTTCCAGATGTTAAACGACATTCAGTCGTGTCGGTATTAAATCGCATTAATGCGGCGTTAAGTGCCAGTGAGCATCAACATCTCGACTGGTTAGCTCGCCAAATTATTCCCACCACAGCAGATGAAGATTATTTGCTGGAATATTGTGCCTATAAGGGCATTTATCGAAAGTCAGCCAATGCGGCACAAGGCGTGATTCGTATTGAAGTCGTAAGTGCGACAGAAATTGTCGAAGGCACGCTGTGGCGTGATGGCCGTTCCGATTTAACCTTTGCCGCGGTGCAGACTACACAAGTACAAGCAGGCTTTGCCGAAATTGCCGTGCAATGCACAGAAAACGGCAGCCAAGGTAATATCAATGCGCAAACTCAACTTGCTTTGACTAATGCTATTTTAGGGGTAAAGCCTAATGCAACTGTGCTTAAAATGAGCGGTGGCACAGAAATGGAATCACTTTCAGCTTTATTAAGCCGTTTAATTCAACGTGTACAACATCCGCCCGCAGGTGGTGCACCACATGATTATGTGCGTTGGGCATTGGAAGTGAATGGGGTGACGCGTGCTTGGTGTTTTCCGCGGTATTACGGTGGCGGCACAACTGGCGTGGCGATTGTGTTAGACAATCAGGCAGATATTTTACCTACCACTCAGGATTGCGAGCGAGTGAAAGCCTATATCAGTGGACACAAGAACACAGTGACGGGACTTTGGGAAGGCATGCCAGCAGGCAATGAGTTATTTGTATTTGCCCCTAAAGTGAAACGATTAGATTTAACCATTCGTCTTGTGCCAGCAACAGAATCGCTAAAAAGTGCGGTCAAATCAACATTAGTTTCTTTGTTTCAAACCTTAGCACCAGGTGGGCTTTTATATCTTTCCCATTTGCGAGCAACCGTTTCTAATGTGATTGGCGAAACAGATAACAGCATTCTTTCGTTGCAATCGGATATTCAACTGGAACGCGATCAAATTTTAGTGTTGGGGAATATTACATGGCAAACCTAACACAAGTGGATTATTTAGACGCCGCATTAAAGTTATTACCAGTTGGCTTGGCATGGAATCGTAGTCCTGATAGCAATATGGGGAAAATTTTATCCATTCGTGCCGAACAATTAGTGCAAGTCAATGAAACTGCCCATCAGCTCGTGAAAGAACGAATGCTCAGTAATGCATTTTTGTTACTAGATGATTGGGAGTTTTTTTATGGACTACCAGAATGTACTGAAATCAATACGATTGAAACACGCCGTGCCGCGTTGATAGCGAAAGATAATGAGGTTGGCTCATTCAATAAATATTATTTAGAAGAATTAGCAATACGCCATGGTTATCAAATTAAGGTGGTAAACCACTATCCGCACCATTGTTTACGTGATTGTGGTTATCCTTTACATCCGCAAGAAAATGCGTGGCGTGTATTTATTTATACGACATCAAAATCTATTAGGAATGCAACGTGTTTGGAAGATGTGAGCCAAGAGTTGGTGTTATTTGAACGCTCTAAGGTGGAATGTTTTTTAAAGCGTTTTTGTTATTCTCACCTAGAAATGATCTTTATTTATCAAGAGGAATGATATGTACGCACTCGACAATAATTCTGGTGTCGTTGTGATGCCAGAAGTGAAAAATCAACAGTTCCAGCCAAATGCGCCGCGTTGGTTTACCGAAGGTGGAAATGGCATTGCGCCGAGCTATCCGGGAGCGGACTGGTTCAATATTGTGCAGGCTGAACTGTTAAATATTTTAACAGATGCTGGGATGACGCCAGATAAGGGGCAATTTAATCAAATTACGCAAGCAATTAGAGCGGTTGTTTCTGCATCTGTAAAAACATCATTGAACGATAAAGCACCTATTGCATCACCAATATTTACAGGTACTCCAAAAGCCCCGACCCCGGCTCAAACAGTCAATGATACTACTGTGGCTACAACCGCCTATGTTCGAGCGGCGATTGCAGCATTGGTCGGGACGGCACCAGCAACGTTGGATACTTTATCCGAAATTGCGAATGCGCTTGCCGGTGACGCCAATGTTAAGGCGACGTTATTAGCCGAGATTGGCAAGAAAGCAAACGTAAGTCATACGCATACCACCAATCAGATTACGAATTTTAATGAAGCAGTAAATGCCGTAATTGATAGCGCATTTACTTATCAAAAAATCGGCGATTTTGAAGTACGAAAATATCCTGATGGGACGATGATTCAGACCTATAAAAAAGTAAATCCTCGAGGCATTACTAATAGATGGACCGAACTACATCAATTTAATTGGGCAGTCTCATTTATTGATAAACCTAAAGTGTGGGCATCTCAAAGTTCAGATGAAAACACAGATAATGCTAACGATAACGCAAATGTATCCGTAACTGTTAATAGTTTTATTAAGTTTAATAATTTCAAAAGTAGTGGCAGTGTTTGCGCATATTGGGAGCTTAACAATGAATATGACGGAGCTTTCAAATCAATGAACTGGGATTTTCTAGCTATTGGGAGATGGAAATAATGACTATGTACTACAAAAACGGCTTTTATGACGACACCGACGGCGGATTTGTGCCGGAAGGCGCAGTAAAAATTAGCGAAGATTTATACCGCACTTTGCTAGACGGTCAGGCACAAGGTAAACAAATCATCGCAGACAAAACAGGCAACCCTGTATTGATTGCCCCACAACCGAGCGCCGCGCACGAGCTAAATCTTGACACATTGCAATGGGAAATTTCACCCGAAAAAATGACCGCACTTTTGGCAGAAACTCAGAATCAACTTATTGCAAATATCGACTCTCACGCGGCCACGATATATAGCACATGGACTCGATTTGAAAGCGAGTATCGTGAGCGACAAGCAGCGGCAGAAGCATTTAAATCTGCAAACTATCAAGGCGAGTGTAGTCGTTATATCACCGATTTTGCTAAACGTGCCGGGCTAGATAATAAAACAGCTACAAATCTTATTTTGACGCAAGCCGCGGGGCTGGAAAAACTACAAATGGAGCTTGCCAACCAACGTATGCGCAAGTATGAACTCCAAGCCCCTAATCTCACGCTTGAGCAGTTGCAATCAATCCATGATGACATCATCAAGCAAATGGATAACTTGATGGAGGCATACCAAAATGGCTAATGTTTATTTGGCGATGTACAAACACAAGCGCGACTGGCGAAAAGAGCCAGTAAAAGCAATGGCAGACCGCATCACTCGATTTTTTACCAAAGGCCAATACTCGCATTGCGAGATTGCCATTGAGCGTATTGAGTTTGGTAACGGATATCATTATGAGCATGTGACAGTATATGACTGCTACTCATCATCGGTGCAAGACGGCGGCGTGCGTTGCAAGCAGATTGATGTGTCCGATAATACCAAATGGGATTTAATCCCATTCAACGATGTCACCGAGGCGCAAATCAAAGCCTATTTTGACCGCACTTCTGGCAAAAAATATGACTGGTGGGGTGCGTTAGGGATTGTGCTTGGCATCAAACAAAAACGCTCAAAATATTTTTGCAGTGAGTGGTGTTTTAATGCGATTTGCGGTGGGGAAAATGGCTGGCGGTTTAGTCCAAATCAACTAGCAGCTATATTTAATAAAGAGAAAAGTTAAAAGGAGAGTTTACCCTGCACAAAGTTTAATTCAATAAAGAAAAGACGGCGATAACAACGGCACTAGGAATGCTCGTTGTTACCAGCTACGCAGAATAAGCCTGCATATAGCCATACGTCGCCTACCTTGCGCAAGGCGGGCGGATTGTAACAAATCTTTTGATTAGGAGAAA